ATTACTTTATTATTGGCATCAATGTTTTTAGAGATCATGTCGATCCCTTGACCTTGGAAATACATAAGAAGTCCAATGAGAGTGGCTCCGCTGGCTCCACTCACTCCTATTGTTTTATAGTCCGGTTTCTTTTTGTCATCTTCCATGATGTCTCCTACCTCTATCGGTTCAAACACTGGCTATTGCATCAGCCACCGAGCTAGGTTCAGGAAGAAGTTTCTCCATAACTCCATCAGGGAGTTTTTCAACCGACACCTCTTGATCTACAGAAGGGTTTTGGTTTATGTAGTTCCAGATTCCATCTAGCCCCAAATTTTTCATTCTCCATCCCCACTCGCCATTACGCCAGTGAGTGATATAATCAGGATGTTTACAGCTCGCTATGAAGAAGATATGCGCCGAACCTGCGGCTGCAATGTGTATCGGTGAAGAATCATTGCTCAAGACATACTTAGCAGATTTTAAAACAGCCACTAAATCTTTGAGCGAAAGCTTCTCTCTCAAGTCCAACACGCCTTCTGCAACATGAACATCAACTGTCCCTCTATTATCATCGGTTTCTTTACCAATAATGACAGGCTGGAAACCACGAGCTTGAACGGCTGCAATCGTACGATCCCACCAAGTTTTTGGAAATGTTTTAGACCTCCAATGTCGTCCAGGATGAATCATAACGGCTTTATCCCAATCAATACCTTTGACCACCTCTGGAAGCTCATAGTCTGGCAACTGGAGGCATCTATCGGCCACTGGCAATTGAGTTCTGAAGGCACACATAGAAGCAAAGTCCACACAATGGGTCACGCAATGACTAAAGAACTGCCACAGTAAATGGCTAGGAGGAACGATAGTATCAAAGACCAAATAATTCTCTCGAACATTGTTGATCTCAGACCATGGAATGACCTCTTTAAAATTTAGGTGAGTAAAGAGCTCAGGATGCTGACTACAAAGACTTATCTCAGTTTCCTTGAAGTTCTCCAGGGCAAAGCGCAAAGTTGGCTCTGCACAAGCTTGGTCGCCCAAACCTCCCCAGGTAGTGATTAAGAATTTACTTTGAGTTCCTTTTTTAAAGGCTTGGCTAACTCGAAAAGACGGAATTAGATCCGCTGGCATTAGTATTTTGTCCATTTTTAATCTCCCGTTTAAAATGGTTTATGATTCGTATTCTAGGGCAACATATTCGCATGGACCAACCATATCGAAAAAGTCTTTTGGTCGGTATAAGTATCCACCTTTTACATCAATAATTGTTGATCTTAGTGCCAAGGTGAAAGAGTTGAATGATCTTTGTGGACCAACAACAGCCACCGGACTACTTGCAAATTCTACTGGTGCATTTCCAGAACCAAGCTCACCATGAGCTGAAGCTCCCCAGGAATAAACATCCCAGTTATTATCAACAACAAACATTGTTCTAGTTCCAGCATAAAGTTTCATTGCTGTTGAAAAGCTAAAATCACTTAAAGCACTATCGACTAATACTGGAGAAGAATAATCTGTACCAGTTATTCCACCAAAAGCATAAGTCCCTCGACCCCACCAATAAAGAGCTCCAGAGGTAGTCATTCCAACTTTACAACCCTGACCAGAAGCCACTTGAATAAAATTATGTCCACCAAGTACAAGGGTGGGGACTGATTTAGTCACTTGAGTTCCATCTCCCATTTGACCAAAAGTATTATCAGACCAGCAATAGACATTTCCACTAAAATCTAGCGCCATGTGATGAAAGGCTCCACTGATTACCTGCTTATAAGGTTTAGATCCATCAATTAATTTAGGAACTGATCGGCTGGTATTTGTTCCATCACCAAGTTGACCACTGGCATTTAATCCCCAACCCCACAGATGTCCTTTTTCATCAATAGCATGAACTGATGACCCATAAACTGCTGAGACTTGAGTCCATTTAATTCCACCATTTACAAGAGTGGGAGTTGATCTTGGAGTAGTATCGTTGACGCCAAGTTGACCACTGGTATTTAATCCCCAAGCGTACATATCCCCTTTGTCATCAATAGCGTAAGAAGATTGGTTTGATTGAACCGCAATGAATTTTTTATCATAACTAATAAGAGTCGCACTAGATCTGGCTGTTACATCCCCAAGACCAAGCTGACCATGATCGTTCAGTCCCCAAGCGTAAATCTGTCCACCAAAAGTAAGAGCCATTGAAGTACCATTTGCTCCATCACTATCAAGAGAAGCAGAGACATCAACAATGCTTCTGTTGAATACATCTCCGACAACAATCACAGGACTTGAATATGGAGTTACGCTGGAATCATCACCAACTTGTCCATTTACATTTCTTCCCCATGCAATAATGTTGGAAGACTCTGAGAAAAGAACGTGATCGCCAGCATCAATGGGTCTTCGGTTTCTAAACCCAATGACTCGAACTGATCTCACACCACCAGGGGCTCTCCATGGGGTATTTGCTACCAAATCACTATGTCTAAAAATTTTTCTTACAACATTGCCCATTTAAACTCCTATTTTACAAAATAATTGTTGCCGTCTGAGTAGAAAGTCCAAGTCCCATAAGGAACCTCACAAAGAAAATCAAAAGCACTTCCATTAATACTTTCGGACCCTGGAGATTCTACTGTCAGAGCATTGAGATCCATCAGTCCATCTTTATCAATAAAAGTCACTTCAAAACCAGCGGCTGGTGTTGGTAAAGTTATTGTTCTAGCTGCTGCTGAGTTTACAAAATATGTATATTGATCTTTTGAAGAATCCAAAGTCACAGGATAATTACCTGGATCTGGAGTTTCTGTTCCACCATCACCGATAATTGTCAAAATAGTTCTGTTATCTGTTACGGCTCCACTTACTGCGATTCCTGTTGTCGCTGTAATAGCAAGAGTAGCAATTTTAGTGTAGCCAGCAGGGACCGCAGGAGCCACAGGAGATCCAGCGGGGGTTCCTGCCACAATGATAGTGGCGTTTGACCAATCCCGTTGAACCACGCGGCTCTCAGAAGCTACGACGGCATCATCTGTGCTCTTAAAGCGTCGAGTCTCTGAGATTTCATCAATAAAGGCTGTTTTTGTGACAACAAGATCAATTCTTGGGTTAGATCCATCGGCGGCTGTAGTATCGAGATTAAAAGAAGCCAGATTTACAATTGGCCTTCCTTGAGCTTGTGGGGAAACTTGAGTGACATCAATTTCATAACCAATTCCAGGAGCCACAGCTATAGTGTCAGCATCTACACGAGTAACAAAGAATCCATTTTTCCAGAAACCAGTTACATCATTGGAAACTATTTGTCGTAAAATACGATCATAGAGCTGTCTTTCCAGATTATAAGTGATTGAGTTTAAATCTGTGTATTTTACCTCAACACCTTCTGTGAAATTTCTTCGTGACATTAAATCTCCTTAGTTTTCCCAACCATCAATTGGTGTTGGATGGCTTACTGCGAATACAATGTGACCATTGGCAAATGTTGTTGGTGCTGTAGGTGAGCAATTAGAATAAGAGACTGGATTACTTGATCCAGGTGAGGTCATGTATCTACAGGAAAAAGTATTTGAATCACTTCCCGACAAGTTACCACCATATTGTGATCCAGCATTAAAACTAACGTTACCATGAACATTTGCTAAGTAAGTATAGTTTCCCATTGCCTTTGTTGTATCAATAGTGAGTCCACTCGGCAGATCAAGGCTGTAGTTTCCAGTGGGTGCTCCATTCAAAACTAAATAATGTCGAATGACTATGGAATCGCCAATCCTTTTCCACATTCCAGTATTCGTTGAAGCTGCTGAAGACCAATTTGTGACAGGAGTGTAAGCTGTCCATCCACTTGGAACATATCGACTTTCAACTATCCAAGCGGCCCCTGTATAAATCATTGTTACTGACTCACCTTGAGTATTTAAGTCGGCTATTGCACCGACATTAACAATGTTAAATGATGTATCTGTTTTCTTTATGACAATTCTTTGACCCGATGAACCAGAGGGAAGTGTAAAAGTAAAAGCTCCACCAGAAGAATCACCCATAAGAACATAATCAGTATCAAGAACTGTATAGTTTGCTGTTTTAGCTGTGTACTCATCAAAGAAATCTCCGCCAGAAAACCCAGCGACTACAGTTTCCCAAGTAAGAACTCCAGATCCATCAGTGGTCAATTTTTGACCTGAAGTACCATCATCAGGGGGTAAAGTTAAAGTATAATCTCCACCTAGAGTCGCAAGAGCTTTAATCCTTACATAGTTGTCACCGCTAGCAGTAGACTCTTGAAACTCTGCATAAGCTTCATTATCAAAAAGTATTCCAGTAGTAGATGTAGCCGTAGAAAAAGGGGATGCAAGCCATCTAAGATCAAGTTCAGAGAAAGTCATTTTCTTAGCCTTAATCGTGCCATCAATATCAACTACAGTTATCAGATCACTTGTTGCAATCTGAGAATTAGCAATCGCATCAAGATCACTTATTTTCTTCTGTGCTCCAAAAGAAATCTCGCTAGTTAAAGCTAAAGTCATAAGTAAAACAAAAATAATTTTATTCATATTAACCACCAATGAGAAGATCACCCTCTTCTGTTATTAACTCATCACCCTCTTCAGTTAGAAGAAAGTTTTCAACCTTGTACCTTTCGACGACTCGGTATAAAACGCCAAAGGCTTTGTTTCTTTGTATAGATTCGATCATTGCTGTGACTTCATCAGAATCAGAAAACTGGTCAATAATAACTGAAAAGCCTCCATTCTGAATGCAAGTGAAGACAATATCCCCACGATTACAGTAGGAACCAGCATCACAAAATAAGCCCCACTTTTGGTCTTCCTTCACAACAACAGTCACAGTCATTGCATCTTGAGCAATCGCATCAATCTCAGGATAAGAACATTTTGAGCTTATATTTCTAGTTTTAATTCTCTGACGGTAAAGAGCATCTGACTCCCCATTTAAGCGATCAACAGATCTCTCATCCCCCAGGAGCTCCAAATATGGAGTCGTTGAGGAATCAATGAAAGTGAAAAGCAAAAGCTCTGCTCTTTCCTCATCCATAGTGGAAATAAGTTTAGCCATTGCATAAAAAACAGCATCAGAAACAACGTCATCATCTCCCTCGAACATCCAACCAGGAACCCATGCTTTGAGTCTGTCGTACCAATTAGATTGAGTGAGAGCCATTACACAACCGCCATTGTTCCTGGGATTATTTTCTCATTCGCTGCCGCTGCCACATCACCAACCGGAATTGTAGTCGCAAAAGCTGTGAGATCACCAGTTCCAGATCCACCCCAAAGGCTTAGAAGGTAAGCATCAGCCACCGACTTATCAAAATCAGTTCCAATCGCTAAACCTTGAAGATATAGCTGCATGGTATCGAGAATGGCCTGTGGATTAGAAACAAAAGTCCCATAATTAGGACCCGCAGGATTTAAAGTAATTGCTGAAGTCCAACTAAGATTCACTGCGATTGCAGCCAGAACCTCAATATTCACACCAGCAGCTCTGACAGGCTCGATGGCTGTCTCAACAAGTGCCAAAAGGCCGGCGCTTGCTGCACCATTAACATCGGCAATGTAGAGCTTCACACGAGATATTTTGAAATAATCTCCAACCGCTGCATCTGTAGAAATATTCCATTCCTTCACATATTGAGAGAACTCAATTCCTGTGACAGTAGTCACTCCAGGCACAGTCAAAGCTGTTGCCACGATGGCATCCAGAGTTGCCCCTCGAAGTGATAAAAGAAGGTTTCTTGCAAATTGTCTATATTGAGCATCGGTGAGAGTCTCTGTTCCACTTCCAAAAGCAGTGGCATTTGTCACCACTACTGAGGAATCGGTGAGAGAACTTTCTAAAACAATGACAGTTGAAGCGTTCACGTTTCCAGCAGTTCCAGCAATAATGGCTTTCACTGAGGCATCTATTGTGGTCCCTGTTAAAATGACCTCTGAAATCACCTCGAATCGTGTCGAGTTACCAGCAGCATTTTGTTCTGTGGATATGATAGTTCCAACGGGGATTGTTACGTTCCCCTCTGCAGTATTGGCCCTTGAGAAAGTTACTGTTCCAGTTGATTCGACTGCCGCTGTTCTAGCAAAGGCAGTTCCAAAGTGATCCACCAAAAGAAATTCAAGGTTGTCACCTTCGGATGTATCTATGTAGGTTTTTTTGAACTCTTCGATTGATGTTCTCTGGCTCTCTGCCACAGCTACCGAGAAGGCTCCCCCCAATACGTCGAGTTTTGAGCCCTCGTTGTCGTCGGTCAGGCTCGGATCTCTCGCTTGAAGCTCGTCTATGAAGAGCTGTAAGAGCTCTGATTGACTTTTTAATGCCATTACAATCCTCCAAACGGACTAAATTCAATATCGACTTTCCCATAACCTACAGCCTCCACAGTTGTATGGACCTTGATCGTTTCCGGCTTATAGTCATCAAAAGTAAAACCTATGGAAACAACCTCAACAGTTCTGGGGTCTTGTTCAAATTGTTGCTTTATTGTTCTCGCCAACTTCTCTCTTTTCGCAAGGCTGTTGATACTATTCTTGTATGATTTCACCCCCACTCCATAACCAGGGCGATGAACCAAGCTTCCTGGTGTTGTGATTAATCGACGAAAAAGAGCATCTTTGAAATTTCTCAAACCTGTCACTGTGTCGATGTCACCAGTTGGGGTCTTGATGAAATCCCCCACAAAGGCTAAATCTCTTTTGAATACTTCTATAATACTAGCCATTAAGTGATGCTCCCTGTAGAGGTGGTAGCTCCTGTTTGAGCTGATGCTGATCCTGTTGTCGCCACAGCAATTCCAATAGGGACCACAGCATTTGCGACAATATATTCAACGACTGCAGCACCAATGGCATCGCAAAGGATGTCTAGTTCAGCGTCGTCTTGAGCAGCCTCACCTTTTCCAGTTAATAACTTTGCTTTAATTGCAGCGGCCATTCCCGCATTTGATAATGGCATCAGTCCCCCTTCTCTGTGAAAGCAAGATCGCTCAATATTCCTTCATTATCGACAGGATCAGATTTTAGATCACTGAAGTCGGAGGCGTTCTCCGGTGGGCTTGTTGAGAATCCTGGTTGGCTTGATATGTGAGTGTGAGAAATTAGCAAAGTTAAGCAGTCAGAAAGAAAGGTCTTTAGGACTTGTCCCAGGACCAGATTCTCTGTTGGATCAGCGTCGGCTTTTGATAGAAGGATCTTGGTGTCTGAAGTGACAAACATCTTCTTTCCAGCCATAGCCTTTAAAACAGAATGACCATCAACCGCATTAAGTGGGATCTGGTCTTCTTTTGAAGTCAGTCTTGAGATCACAAAAGGGATGGATTCATCAGCGTCTGGAATCCCAATGATAACCAGATCACCAGTGTTGGGAAATTGGAAGAATCCAGCTTCAGGTCCCACAGCTTCCCAGCTCATCCTGCAAATAAACTCTCTTTCCATTTCTGGAAACATAGCCACTTGAACCCTAAGAACTGAACGATCATCAGCCATCAGCAGCTTTGTGATCTGCCCAATAGTGATGTGAACGTCATCCTGATCGAGTACCTGTTTCCAGCCTTCCATATCTATCATTTGGCAAACTCCGCAAATTTTTCATCCACATCTATGTAATTGAGGAAGTTCACATCAAAGGTCACTCCGTCTTGAGCATCCACTCTGAGTCGATAACCTTTTGTGTAAAAAACATTTGAATATTTCCCCAAAGAATCAGCCAGAGCTGCAGCAATAGCTGGAATATAGCCTCTAGCTGTTAGATAGGCCTCTCTCTGTTTCTTGTTTTCGATCTTAGTGGCTTTCTTTAGATCCTTATCATCCAAAACTATTGCCACAGGAGTTCCGGCTCTTAGACTTAAAACATCAAAAGTCTGAACTTGGCTTTTAGAATTTGGGAAGCCATCTTGATTGAGCTCCTGATAATAGATGCTCATTTCTCTAGTTGTGAAGTCCCCTTCTATCTCCTGCCTTGCAATTTCCTCAAACAATTCCTCACCCATGGCGATCAGTTGCTTTTGATCGGCCACATTTGGAATCCTGAATGAAATATAAGGAGCTGGCCTTTGATTATTGTCATCAATGGGCTTTCCCTCAGTATCGAACTTGAGCTCTTTTATTGGCTTTGCTAGATAGCTGTTTCTCTCCAGCCATTCTGAAGTGGCCTGTTCAGGTATTTTGGCCGATATTGGAAGCTTATTTTTAAAGGAGAAAGCAGTTAATCGGAGATTGAAAGATTTACGACGACCAAGCTTTCTCTTGAATTTGAGTGATTTGATATTGTGACCATAAATAAAGACTTTGGCGTTTGATTTATCGTAGAGAATCCTTGGCTTTGAGATCACCAACTTGTCGAGCTCAATGTAGGCAATTAAACCAGCATCAGCAATGATCGACTGAATCAGATCCCAATAGGATTGATCTTTTCTGACATTCTTTCTTCCAGATCCAGGTTGCTTGTCATCCCAGAATTTACTCAGTGTAGGCAAATCCCCAACCCGATTATTTACGAGAAGCTGGGCGGTAGCTGGGAGCTCTGAAAGCAAGCTCTGGATAGCTACATCAACCTTTTGAGTGACTGGATAATTCCCTTTTAAATAGGGAGCATCAATGAGAAGAGATGTGAAATCTCTACCTTCCAAAACTACTGTCCGACTTGAGTCATCAAACTTGATTGAGTCATCATCAGCAAAGCCCTGAAATATGGTATTTGCTTTATTTGGTACAATTTCAACCCTTTTCCCATCCTCACCATATAGCTTTTTCATATCCTCAACGTGGATCGTGACCCCACAAGCTCGAATCGCTCTGGGATCAAAAGGGAAGTTCTTATATTCAATCGAACACTCAAAAGTATCAGCTTCAAAATAGGAATTTGTTGTGACAGTGACTGATTTGGCTAGAACTGTGAACTCATAGAACTCCAGTGAGTTGGAGTCCCTAACATAGTCCTCTAGCCTTAGTTTCATTGTGACAGCCGCCTGGGGATAAAATATTCCCATCAGAGCCTCGGAATTTCTAGGATCTGTCCCTTGGTGAGCTCACTTGTAGCGAGATCATTGTGGTCATAAATAACAGTCCAGTTGTCAGTGGTGTTGTAGTACCTGATTGAGATTTTCTGGAGAGTATCGTTTTCTCGGACCAGATACCTTTCAAGTGGCAATGTGAAAGCCAAGGCTGCGAATTTCTGCTGCATGGCTGCCAATCTTTGAGCCAGTGAGGTGAAAGTCAGCCTTGTTTGACCAATATGGTTCAAGCTCTCAATGCTCGCCACCGACTTCTGAGCCTCTGTGGCTGCAGTTGCTCCAAGGTTTGAAACAGAGTAAGAAATGGCCCCAATCCTTCTGGAAGCAGTAGCTATTTGAGATCTGGCATATCGGATCAATCCAACAGCTCTGGAAGCAGCCGCTTCAAGTTGCTCGGCATCTGTGAGAATCCCATTCACGAAATCAGTCACAATGGCAATCGAATCAGCCACAGCAGAGATCTGGTCATTCAATAGATCAGCCACCGATTGAGTCATCTCAGTGGGGAAGGTTCTTGATGCTGAAAGCTGAGAAGCTGCAGCATCTATTAGAGCCTTATTTGGAGCTTTTAAATCATCATCTGATCGCTCAGTGAATTTAGAGAAATCTGGCTTTTCTTCAGAGATCACCATGAAATCCAGTTCATAATCAATGTCAGCTCTGGTTCTCATTTTGAATGAAGTCTGTTTGATATAGCCATATCGTTGCCATTCACCCAGCTCAATTTTGATCAAATTTCCTCTTTTTCTCAGGAGATCCAGTTGTTGCTGATAGGCTTCTGCAGCCAGCCTGAGATTTTGAGAATCCTGTTGTTTGAAGAATTTGGATTTGAGAGTCCCTTTAATGGGGATGTCAGATTCACGAGGTCCCAAGACCTGAACTGAAGGGAGATCGTTTCCTGAATAGTATTCCTTGACGATCTGCTGCTCTCCACCCCATTCCCATGGTTGATGAGGAGCAAAAGTTCCTCTTAGAACTAAGTTGACTGGTACGCCATCCCGATCCTCTTCTTCTTTGTTATTAATTATTTGAGTGATTACAAGCCCGTCAGGGAAATCTCCACCAACGTATTCAGGAACATTCACAACTTTGGAGGTATTAACTCCAAGGCTATTGAGTCCTGTGGCTAGAGTATCGTTCAATATTCCCAAAGACCCTCCCTATTTTTTCAATGATCCTCTCTGAAATGATCGACGTTTGGTCCCTCTAGGGTTAGTAGCCGCCTTGAAAAGTTGTTCTTGGAGTGTAAAAGCAATCCTATCTGGCTCCATTTGCTCCTTAAACTCGTTATACATATTCACATTCATATAGGTCGTGTTTTTTGAGGTCTTGCCTTTTCCTGGTGCGAATGGAACCTGATTTTCATCACCATAAATTTTGTTATAATGATGGTCAAAACCTCGCATGAAGGTGTCACCCATTTGACCGAGCATATCCCCAAAGCCAATATCACCAGAGAAGAAGCTCCCAAGATTTAAAGGGATCTGAGTGAGCATATCCACCACACCCTGAATGAACCCAAAGATCCTTAAGACTGCTTTTCCTAAAAACTCCATCACTGAAGCTAAAGCACTAAACACAGTTATCAAGATTCCACCGGTGAAATCTAATCGAAAGAACCATGAGATCACTTCAGCCAAAGCGTCCATTCCTGCAGTAATTGGATAGAGTAGAGCTGAGAAAGCTTTACCCATTTTGACCATTACCTCAGAAACCTTGGAGGCATTTTCAGCCATCCATAATTTGTTGTGAACTCCAGCCTTGGCTCCTGCCATTGTCAGAGTTTGAAGCATAAAGAAAAGGAACCCAAAAAGACGACCAACGGCCATGAATAGCTTTCCTATGTGAGAAATCATCCCACCAGAAGCCATTTTCCCAAGTGGTATGAACCACGCGACAATCTTATGAATACTTTTCCCAAGTTTTGAAGCCATTACCGAAAACCCGCCCAGTAATCCAGCTCCACCAAGAGCTCCAGCAGCAAAGCCAGCAAATTCAAGATGCGCCAGAGTCTTTATAAAAGCCCCTGCTGCACTGAAATCCCCACCCATACCTTTTAGAGTCTCAAGGTTTACAAATAGCTTGATGGGGTCCTTGAGGATTCTCTCAAGCATCTCAGCCATGTTGTTAGCTATCTTCTCGCCATGAGTTTCCAGCCAGTTATTAATATTCAAAAGAATATCAGTAAGTGGAACGCGAATCGCATCTCCGATCTTTCGGAAAATTGAAAACATACTGAAGAGGTTGTCTCTCATCCTTTGCATTTGACCTGAAAATGACCCAGCAATGGCAGTGTTCACCTCAACCTGTTTGGAGAACTGATCCAGTGATTTGGTCAAAACATCAAGTCGTTTTGAAGGTTCGAGAGCGTTGAACTTTCCAGCCCCACCTCTTCCTGAAAAGGGCTTCATGGCCCCTGTCTCATCCATTAATCTTTGGACAAGTGTTCCACCAATATCGGCTCGCCCAGAAACTAAGTTCATAAGCTGGCCTTGTGATGCCATTGGGTCCTGCCCTGGAATCAATACTGGTGCTGATTTCAAAAATGCTCTTGAAAGGTCGATTGACTTAGTCAAAGAGGAATCATCAAGACCCCCCGATGTTAAAGCCGCGCCCACAGAACTCGACAATCCGGCAAGAGCTCCTGCTGGAAGAGAAAACTGCCTTGCAGTATTTTTCATTCTCTCCAAAGCGTCAGCAGATGCGTGCATGGATTGTTGGAAAGCCTGTGGACCTTCAAAGAACTTTTTTGATAAGAAGATGTTGGATAACTTTAACTGAGATTGGTAAAACTTCTCTGAGGCCATAAAAGCCTTAAAAATTGTTCCACCTACAGTCAAGTAACCTACGCCAAAACTTTGAACGAGTGAGACTCCCACACCAGTAAGAGCTTGTTGAGCATTACCAGCAGCATCCGAGATCTTGTTGACCTCTCCGGCGAGAGTTCTGGTGTTGGTCACGGCACTACCGATCTCAAACCTAAACTCCGTTAAAACCTTATATGCTAAAGGTGCGCTCATTCATCTCCCCCTGATTCTTCTTCAAGAATCTCATTGAGCTTGTCGATGACAGTTTTAAACTGCCAAGGCTCCATCGCGTGAATATCTTTCGGACGGAGACTCGTATATCGACAGATCCAAACTATCGTTTCCCAGTAAAGGCGATCTTCACCAGGGGGGCTGTATCCCCTTCTGTATCCATTCCTGTAATCTGGCCGAGAACTTCAAGAAGTTTCCAGAACTCAGCAGGCTCGAAAAGACTATCTAAGTCTTCTTTTTGCGAAGCTGATACTTCCTTGCTATCAATAGAAACAAGTAAAAGTTTCATAATTTCTTCATCAAGAATCGCCATAGCATGATTTCGGTCATTGTTAGATCTCGAAAGGGCCGCTTTCATAGCCATCCCTTTAAAAGAAATCTTCATTTTGCGAAGAAATACTGTTTTCTCATTCTCCGCACCATTGTTCAAAACTACGCTATAAACTTCTTGTTGTTCTTGCTGGTTGTTGTTACCACTCCCAGCATTTTGATTATTCCTATTTTTTCCAGACATATTGTCTCCCGTTTAAATTGTTAAATTACAATCGTTGTCTTCCGCTACATTGGAAATCAAGACGCTTTGTCATCTTGTCTCTTGAACCGCCCTGTCTTTTTGAGAGCCTAAACTGGCAATCATAATAAACATAAGAAGCATTTTGCCCATTGGCATACTGCTCAGTTGAGATCATTGAATAATCACTCACCCCAATCCCGTTGAGGTTGTTTGTGATTAAGGCATCAATGAATCTCTCCACCTTGTCGTCCTTAACTTCCATTTCTAGTGTTCCCGAAAAGCCCTCAATAACCTGATCCCCTTCTGGAATACCATTCCCTACATAGAAGGTTTTGGAAAAGGAAGAGTCTTGATTAATATCAACACTCGTTAGTGGAATGGGCTCCACAGGTTGACCATTTTCATAAACTTTAAATTGACCCTGATGGCCTCTTAAACTTGCTGACATAAATCCCCCTTACGCGCTTTGCTCGGTTACAACTACAGAAGTTCCAACTTCAACCGAAAGCACGATGTACCTCATTGAGCTGTAAATTCTTTGTTTCCAAGATATTTTAAAGAATCCCTGACCGATTGAGCTGTTGGTGTTCAAGGACTCGACATCCACCAATTTAGCCGTTCCACCTTGGACATCTGAATCTTTTGGCAAGATTCCATCCACTTCCAGTCGATTAACAAAATCCAAGATCGCACCCTTAACCGCTACTCTATTCTCCACAGAGTTCACAGCGTTTGAGTAATTCTTAAGATAAGTTCCGACACTAGAAGTTAAGAAATCCGTCATTCTTCGACGAAGAATTGTCACCTTTTGGCTATTGGCAATCTGTGTGACCACAGCATTTTTCACCAAGTATCCAAAGTCTTCATCAAACTCAAGAGTTAGACCACCAGCCGCATCTGCTTGAACTTGCTGCGCTCTAGTAAGTGGATTCTTTAAAGACGTAACAGCCGCCAACATTGAAGCGTTCTCAACCGCGCTCAGGCTCTTATAAGGAGTTGTCTGAGAAAAGATTGAAGCCAACCATGCTGTAGGACTTGTGTACGTTAGAACCCCACTAATGAGAGTCTCAACCCAACCAAAAGGGTAGACCATTCGACCATCAGTATCCCGATAGTTGTCAAGATCCGCGAGCCACTCAGCAAAAGTCTGAGTTGAACTACCACCAAGAACTGCAATTTTGTCAGTCGTCGCCGCCACATGGGTTTTGAGATAGACGTTTCTTGCATCAGTGTAAGCATCTAAAAAGATCACATTCCCAGACTTCTCGACAGCCGCCAAAGCGATTGCTGTTTCATAATCTGTGTCTGCCACAGTTCCCTCTGCTCCATTTTCCAAAGCTGTGAAAGCCTGAAGTGCTGGCTCTGCACTTGCTGAATCAACAACAACACTTGCCATAATTGAACCTGAAAAAGTGAGTGCAGTGATCGCAGCGATTAACACATCATCGAAAACTTCTTCTGTAAGTTGTGCGCTTGCTCCATTATCTCTAATGGTGTACTTCCTCCCAGTATTAACGCCTAGAACTGTGCGAGTTAATGTGAAACCAGCAGTTCCAGAACCAAGAGCATCATCTGTTGGCCCGTAGGCTACCAATGTCGCTGTCACTGTTGCACTTGCAGCACTTGCAGTGAACTTGGAATCCGCTTGAATAGCTGCGGCCACTTTCGTCGCCACTACTGTATCAGCATCATCAGTTCCAATGGTTGTGATTTCAACAGCACGATCGGCACCATGAGCGGGAACTGTTGTTCCACTGTTATCGGTATCAATCCAAAAGGCCACTGTTCCAACTTCATCAGGAATGATAAAGTAAGTTCCATCAAGATCATCAGAACTATCAGCCACACAAGCGATTGTATGAACTTCCTGACGAGAGCTTGAAGCTTCCTCGATTTTTACTTGAAGACTGTTTCCATAAATCCCAGCTCCTTGCTTGGCCGTAAAGGTCAGCTTTGAGTCGAAAGTTTTAGAAGCAGTAACGGCATCAGAAGCAACTACTCGAAGCAACTTAATCCGTCCCATTTTTTTGTTTAATAGAGCTGTGTGAGCTCCGAATGTTGAATTTCTACCAAATCGCTCGTAGAAATCTTGGGTTCCGGCAAGCTCAGTCAAGGCTGGTAGGCCTCGCTCAGTTTGTCCAACCAAAATGGCTACGTTTGCGGCGGCTCCCACTACACTAGGAGGGGGAGTCACCTCATTGATATAAATTCCATCTATGTCATCCCAAACTGTAGGATCTGTAGACCGAAAAATTCCAGGCATATAAATCTCCTTGCTTTAGATAATACCGAAATAGCTTGGGTCATCCTCGCCTTCGATTTCATCTGGTGTTTCTATATTGTTCTCGACTGTGTGCATGAGATATTCTAGGTGCTCCTTAATCGCTCGACATCCAGCCGAAACAGTAGCCACTGCTCTCCACTCATTTCTTTGAGATTCAGCATCTCCCTCAACAATCCTAAACCTTTCTAAAGTAAAGGTGACATATTCCTCGTGATACTCTTCGAGTTGCACAGAGATCCCTGTCCTTCCAATCGAGGGATTAAATAGTCGAGCGAAATCTTCCATAAGAGTTCTTAGTTGAGGCTTATACTTAGCCCACAAATCTATTTGCATTTCTAAAGTGTATTCACCATAAACCCTCAAGATCTTGGACTTAGTTCCTGTTTGTCCTGTTGTTGGTGCTGTGACCGAGGATTTTGATATGGTGTATTCATTAATCGCCAGATCCATGATCGGATCTTTCATCATTACAGATGCGGCTGGATATTCTAGTTCTTCATTAGGATTCGGAAAACCATCAATAACGGATTCAATACCTGGAAACTCATCCTCCAGATGCTTAATAATGGCTTTCTGTACTGCGTTCACAGCTCTTTCATCGCTCATTTTACAAGCCTCTCGTATTCCATTTTAATGTTCTCCAAAATCTCTGGGATGTGATTCTGCAGAATGTGCTTTGGTTTCATCCCATACTTTTGAATTTTTAACTGAGTTCCTTTGGCAAGACCCCAGACTGCACTTGAGTAGTTAGGTGGGGTGCTAGGATCTTTTAAAACCCTTTTCGCCCAGGCAAGTAGAGGTCCCATTGGTGGCGTGAATGGCCGAGCTCCGTCCTCTATGATTGCAGCATGGGGAGCAAAGTTTCCAATAATAGCTCCCCACTCTTTTTCCTCGAATCTCCACGAGGCAGCATATAATCCGGTATCGACAGGGGATTTCTCCACAAGTTGAGGAATGGATCTCATAGTTCCACGAACAACCGCTTTCCTGAAATCTTCCTGTCTCTGCTTTCCATCCACCTCTAGGGTTTTGGCAAAGTCTTCAAGTCGAACCGTCTTTGTACTCATTATTTACCAGGGACCGCCGCCGTTGAATCCTTTGGCTTGTGGCCTGGATTACAAGGACGAGCCTTTCCATTTCTGGCACTTCCAGCATTGTTGTTTTGTGGATGACTAACTATTTCCAAGTTGTTCAACGCCTTTTTTCCACCTACTTTTTTATTCATAGTTCCCCCTTAGAGTCCTGTTTTATTTGCTTTTGATGCTTTTTTTATTGTGGCTATGGTTGGTTTTTTCCCATATTTCTTTTCTAGTTTTGCTCCTTCAGAAGCTTTGGCATATTGAGATCCAAACATTCTTCCAAGAGCAGCTCCACCAACAGCAGCGGCTCCGGCGAATATTAGTCCACTTTTTCCTCTTGATGTTTTAGCCATCTTCCCTAAGTATTTGAGTCTCTTTCCAGCTTTCGATTTCTTGAGAGTTCCCTTAGTTCCATGACTAACGTGTCTTAGTGCGGCCCCACCAGCTACTGCTCCACCGGCTGCGGTAGCTTTTCCTCTTTTGCTTTTATAGTTTTTATCGGCCCTATCAATATCACTATTCTTTTCGATCTTGATGGATTTACCTTTTTTAATAGCGGTTGAGTTCTTACTGGATTTAACAGTGATTGGAATGATTCGACCATTCTTCCTGATGAATTTTACTGTTCCCTTTGATCCAGCTTTGGGTTTCATTTTCTTTTTCATTATTACCTCTGTCCTGATACTGGACGACAAAGAATCAACCAAGTAAGATGCTTCTCAGTAATCGCAATAGGTCGGTACAATCGTTCACCAATCTCATAAAACTTTTCGACGTTCTTATCTAATCCAGCAAACTCCAGATCGGCTTTGTCTGGATATATGTTTTTAGAAACCATCTTCAAGAGAATATCCCCTTGCTTAACGGCTCCACCCTCTCTGATGCCAAGCTGATGTTTGAACTCCACGACTCGTGGGGAAGGAAGCATCCGATCCTTTGGCTTGTCTTGATAAGATCCATCACCCAGCTCTGTGCCAGACCAACGACGTTCTACAAAAAAGACCTTCTGTTTAGCTGCACCAATGTCATCTCGGATTCCAAGAATATCGTCAGAGCAACCTTTTAGATCATCAACTATTCCACTCATACGCAGACAGCTCCCATCATTCCACTACCCATCATTTTAATATTAACAAGCAGAGCGATTTCTCGGAAAATCTTTCGACGTTCCTTCCTGAGAATGTCGATCTCATTATCTCTTAAAGTGATGTCATCAATTTGCTTCACACCCGCCCTGCAGATAGCCTTGTCGAGTTTCTCGTCAAGGTTCTCAATTCGGTCCAACAGTTCTCTCACGATTCCCTGTGTGGGAGTGCTGGCGTTTGTAAGGCGATCAGATACAATCTTGGAATAATCAAGGGAAGTGCTAACTATTGTTGTTGGCGGCCATCCTATATATCTTAGGATCTTCACCTTTTCTGTTTCAGAAAAAGCCATCATTCCCCCTTAAGGCTTATTTGTACTCAGTCGTTTTGGTTTCTTCTTTCGGAGGAACCCCACTGACTTTCTTAGTGGTTTTCTTTTTAGAAGTAGCAGCCTTCTTGGTTGTTTTCTTCTTTGAAGCAGGAGCCTTTTTACTGGTCTTCTTCTTCGTTGGTTTTGTTACTTCAGCAGCGACTTTTTTCATAGTCGTTGGTTTTGTTACTTCAGCAGCGACTTTTTTCATAGTCTTTGCTTTTTTATTCTTCTTATCTTTCATTCGTCTTCTCGACATTGTTGCTCCCATAGGAACCTCCCATTTTAAAAAGCGGGGAATTAACCCCGCTTTGGATTACTTGTTAAAGTATTCGATTAATAGAACTGCGCTCGTAAGGGCAATAGTTCCACCTTCTTGATAATCCACTTCTAGGTTAGACCCAGCAGCAACATCATCCTCAACCGCGCTCACGTTTAAAGCCTTACCAACATTCTTAACAAGCGCATTTTCATGGGCTGCACGAGTGTCAATCTCAGCTATGACGTTGCCGCCAACGTGCTGAAGGCCAACTTGAACAAAGTTAGTATCAGAAGCAGTAATGGCAGCACCATTGACAAGCTTCACACTTAAAATTTTCACTGCCTTTCGGAAGTGAATTGCAGGAACCTGAACGTCATCTGTTGCCAGAGAACCTAAAGGGATTACAGCAACCTGCGGATTGCTTTCATTACTTAAAGACATAAAATCTCCTATCTAAATATTAAACAAAAAAGCGAAGAGAGGGAGCTTGTGAGCCCCCACTCAAATTAAGCTGATACGCAGAAAGCTCCACGAGCAATTCTCTTATCATCGGTTGCTACCTTGCCATGAAGTGCAAGCACTCCGTACCACATAGTGGCTGCCAAGATTGTCTCACGATGGAGAATGTCACGATCCATTTCTGGGTCCATATCTTCAGCCATATAAATCCCAAAAGGGTTGGCTTTGAATATGAAATGGTAATGGGCTGCAGTCGAATCAATAGTGACCGAAGGCATAGTGTCCAAAGTGAACAACGCCATTCCAAGTAAACGACCCTCGAAACCAGGACGACCATAAAAAGGATCATTAGCATCAGCTTTTAGAAAGCCAGTAGTAGTGTCCGTCATCATGGATAAGAAATCCTGAGAGTGCATTGCGATTGCCAAGGCATCACTTTGCTTGTCACCGAAAGCGGTAATCTTAGACTGTAAAATCTTCTGCACAGTACAAGTGTGAGTTGAAGAAGTAGCCACATAACCAGCGGAGTAATTTCCGACACTATTAATCTCTGTAATAATATCAGCATCAACTTTCTCAGCGAATACACGCGAGATTTGACGTTGAGCTTCACCTTCTTGAATACCATTAGGTCTGATTCCCTTTTTGTTCGCTGAAGACTTGCGTCTTGATTTGTCTTTCCAACCAACAGCTTTCCCGATCTCTTTGACGGTTACGCTGAACGCATCGTCTTGGAGAGCTTCGACTTCCAGACCTTCATCTTCTGCAGGCTCTTGAGCTGCACCGATAGTCTTGAAATAAGGAAAGTTTGCAGTTTCCCCTGGCTCTGATTGAAGAGTTTTATCCATAACGGCCAACGAACCTAATCCCATTTTTCTGTCATAATAGGCATTAATATGGTCGGACCACACCTTTGGCACGAAGGCCACATCACTTGCTTGAGTTGCACTCATTTAATTCTCCTTAGTTAAACTAATCCTTTTTCTTTTGCTGATGAAAATAATCGCTCATACTCTTTTGGATTCTTTGTGTAGAGGGATGATTTTTCAGTCAGAGACATTTTAGCAAACTGTTCCACAGTCATATCTCCACCTTTAGCTGGGGCTTTACCGCCACCACCTTGACCGCCACTGTTCACACCAGTTGAACCAGGAGCTGCGCCACCCATTCCCTTTACTTCCTGCGCGATTTTTTCAAGATCATCGTCGGAAAGCTCCTCGCCTTCTTCCATTTCACTCAGTTTGTCGTGAATCAAAAACTTAAAGTATTTTTGATTCTTTGCAGGAATTTCCAAATCACTCGCAATCGAGTTGAGCTGTATTTCCATTTGTAAAGCTTCATTTTGAGATCTAAGAGTTTCCACTTGTTCGGCTGGATCTTCTTCTTCTTCAATTCCCAAAGCGATCTTTAACTTTCTTTGAGTCTCTTCCATTGCAGCTAACTTCTCGTTAGCGTCCTTGCCAGATACTCTACGGGAGGCATTTTCCTTGCGGAGTTTTTTGAGTTCTTTCTCGACCTTTACAGGATCGGTATAATCAAACTCAGTTCCTTCTCCACCGTCGCCACCAGGGTTAGGGTTTGGATTCGGATTAAGTTCTCCACCTTTATCTCCTCCAGCTTCACCACCTTTATCAGCAGCTCCACCTTCGCCACCAGCGCCAGCGCCAGCATCGTTCTTATTTTTGTCGTCATCGTTTGTTCCTGACATACGAGTCTCCTCCCGTTAGTTGTTAGTTTCTACATATCGACTCATGCCGATTTATTTCCAGTCCTTGCGGTAGGGAAGCAAGATAGCTCTATCGTTTGGCCTATCTGGTGGGGCCATAAATACCCTCTCCTGATCTCCCCACTTAAATTTAAAAGGCTTATCAATAGGAATCTTTGGATTCTCTCGATTAAGCTTCTTTGAATCTTTGGCAGTTCTTAAATCCATTGGATGAAAGAGAGTTTTCATCAGATCCGGCATATCTCCAGAATCCCTGACCTCTTTCATATTTTCCATTTTTGCTATGTTGTAGACATTGTGGAGCTCTGTTCTGGCTATTCTTTCCAGCTTCCACTGTTCACCTTTAAACTTTTGAGCCAACTCTCCCACTACTTCATAATTAGATTTACCAATTAAAACAGCTTCTGAGAGCTCCATGGCAAAGTCCTGTCTTAAAGCTTTGCTGTAAGCTGTGAGACTCGACTGGTGTCTCTCAAAGAGGAAGTTGGAAGTCTTAGAGGCAACCACTGCTGAATCCAGATTGAGTGGGGTAACAGCTCCAGTGAACTCTTTGTCAAAAGTGTTGAGCTCTTTGATTAGATCCTCAGATGATCTCTCACCAAGAATCATGGAGCTTTCTTGAATACCTTTTCCGAGAACTCTCTGCATTTCCAGCAAAGCAGCATCAATTTGAATTAAAGACGATCTCATTCTCTGAGCTGTGAAAGTTCCCTTTGGCATTGAATTGAGACGATCAATAAGTTCAAGACGGACTCTCTTATATAGAACCATCATCTTTTTTACTTCTCGTTTATTGAGCTCCTGCACTTCCTCGGCTTGAGACTGTGCAAGAGTCTCCACTTTATTATTCTCGAAAAAGCTCATAGTTTGATTTTAGTTTTTAACCTTATGATTGCTTTGGCTGTTCTCCATGCGGCTTTACCTGTTTTCTTAGGATTGCCACCCAACTTGTAAAGAAATTCTGAAGTCCCTCTAGGATTATAGGCAGCAGAACCAATAGTGGCCCCCACTACCGCATCGACAGTCTCATTTTTGTTTCCATGAGTAGCTCTCACCACCTTGGAAGCTCCATAACCAACCAAGAAAGCTGCAGTACCTTTGCCGAATTTCTTAACAGGAGGAACCAATGATTTACCAAGTCTGACTTTCTTTCTCGATTTATTAAGAAGGAGATTGGCCTTTGTAGTTTTACTATGACCAAAGAAAGACATCTGTCTGTGATTTGATTTGTATGATTTGAAAAGCTTTGAAGCTCTAACATTTCTGGCAGACTTTCGATTTAGGAATCTTTCAGCTTTGGTTATAGATGCTCCTGCACCAATACCAACCGCAGCTCCACCAGCCATTATTCCAGCTCCGGCAGAACCCTCATTGAGTCGAGCTCTTTGAGCTTTTGACAACTTAATGGGAACAATGCGACCTCTGATTCTTCTGAAGACAACCTGTTTTTTCTTTTCCATTATCTCACCCTCATCAATGCCATTATTCCAGCTCTTCCAGCTTTATTTAAAAAACGAGTTATTTCACCAGACGCAGCTTTTGCACCGATTAATTTTTTACCGCTTTTAGATGTTGAAATTAATTTCCCGCCCCTTGCCTTAAAAACTTTTGGCAATGATGGGTTTGCTAGAAGTGCAGTGAATGTTTTAAAGCCCTGCCTCTTAGCACTCTTATTCATAGCCACAAATAAACTGGCTGTTGATTTCTTATCAGAGGAAGCAAATAAATTGATATTTGCTCTTCCTTTTGTTGATTTTGAGAATGTAGCAATACCAACATTTGTTCTGAATAAACCATTGACCTTTTTCTTAGCTCTTATAGTTGTTGTAGAACTAAGGATGGATCTTCTCTCTGTTATTTTTAGATTCCCACGATTAGAAAGCGTTCTTCTTCTCGAAGCCTCAATACCAACACCAGCGGCCACAGTAATAGGAACTAAACGACCACCGATCCGTCGAAATATTACGCGCTTATTTTCATCCTTCTTTTTAGCCACTAAAATCCTCCGAATGGATTAGTCACTGGATCATCGTCAACCATCTTCATTTCGAGTTCGATGTCTTCCACTCCGAAAATATCAGCAACATTCTTAAGAGCAGTTTCACGAGAAAGGAACCCGCCAGTCTTTGCACTTATGACAAGACTCACTCTTTTTTGTTGATCTTCTATTGTCTCCGGAAATATTGGTTTCCACTTAATACTGAATATTATTGTTTCGGGCTGCCAACCTGGGGGCATATCGAAAGGAATATCCATTCCCTGTTCATTAGCTCTGAGGATTGCCACTTCCATTTTGATTAAGAGCTCTTTGAGTTGTGGTTCAATAACCCCACGAATCTCACGAACAAGATCCACCATAGGGCCATGAAGAACCTCCATAGCTTTAGCAGATTGAGCGTTCCCCACCATTTTCTCAGGGTCCATCAATAGGATTCTCATTACATCCTGAATGTTCTGACGGAACTTGTCTCGAAGCTCTATAGCTTTTTCAACACCAGAGAGGTTGGATTCCAAGAACTCGGCTTTTCCCTCTCTTCCAAGATTCCAAGATTTAGCTGCTGATCTTATTACTTTCTCCATTTCATCTTCATCCATGGAGTTGAAAGCAAGCTGTGGATCTTGGTTGTATTGAACCGCTGTGGAGGATTGAGATAGCGAGTAGCACATCTCGTCAATGAAATCCAAACAGTCAGCAATCATTGAATAACCATCGATGCTATGACGATCCTCAGAGGTCCTGAACCAAGTTCCCTGGACGAATCCAAGTTCATGGTCCACTTGCTCAACAACGGTGAACTCAGGCTCATCTGTAGAGTCTGGATCGAAATTGGGAGTGTCATAAATGATTTCACTCATTTTGGTGAGCTCCATCTTAAACCACTTCTTTTGGTAGTTACCGTCATTGTCTGTCTCGTCAGGATCTTCAAAGACATATTTTATGACCACGTTTTCAAGTTGATCTGATTCATCAAAAGTGGGGTAACAGTATTTAGAGCTGAAGTGCTCCATTTTCATTGTTCCACCAGATATGTAGAAGCGAACAAAAGCTGATCCACAATTTATCATTCTTTTAAATGGCTCTAGGATTCTGTATTTTATACGAGATTCTCTGACCACAGCCTTGATGAACTCTTGCTCGTCTGGCATATCGTCAATTCTTAAATCAGGAAAAGCATCCCCACCAATAAGCATAGATGTAAGCCTTGAGGCCATCATCTTAGCAATAGGCATTTTAATTCTAGGACATCGCTTTCTTATAGGAATGTGAGTGTTGTCAGCATAGCAATCTTGTTCCCAATCCATTAAATGATCGTATTGAGTATTTTCATAATAGGAATCAAGGAGCTCCAGCTTTTCATCTCTGAACTTCAGCTTTTTCTTGTCATTAGGAAGCCCAATGATACCAAGGTTGTTCCTCTGCCTTGCTCCAGATCGGCTGCGTGAATAGCCACCTTTTTTCTTATTACCCCAATTAAACATAAATTTTCCTCACTGGTCTTTCGTGAATCTACCTGTTCATCACATTGACGTTCATTGCTGATGGTTTGTATCGGTTATGAATTAAGTTCCACAGTATCTCGACGGCATCCGGTGCATCATCGTGATCTGCAAAAGGAAAATCTCTAAACATATTCTTAAAAGGAGCACTCAATGCCCTATTGAATAATATCCAGCCATGATTCACTTTAGGCTCCATTCTATAGATCCTCTCGTGTTTGTTTTCCGTTTGAACCACATCATAAAACGATATTTTAAAACTACTACCTGTCTTCTTCTCCCTGCGCTTCTGCTCATCCCTGATGTTAGGAAGCAGCAAGTTTCTGAATAAGTTGGTCTCTACAGCAAATTTCTCAAACTCATATTTGTCGTAAAGATTAAAAATCTCCTCTATTGCCTTCGACGGGGACACCCGTTTTGTAAAATCATGGTGAACAAAAAGTCTCTTCTTGAGGTCTTTGTAGCCCAATGGAATACAAGTATAATCCGGCAGCTTACCTTTTCGGACTTTGGAACCATTTTGACCAGTGGCGGGATCAATAGCCCCCACTGAAAGAAGATTTTTCCATGGGATAAGAGCTCCATTGCTCTCGATCCGCAGTCCGTCTTGTTCTTCTCTGTACCAATGAAAGTTCTCGAAGATTGTGTCATTTGCGCCAACCGGATCATTCTGCTTCTCTTTCATAAAAGCTCGTCGGCCGATTTCTTCCATCTCAATCATAAGGTCCAGATAGGACTCTTTCTCAGGCCACATGACGACAGTGCCACCGACCATCTTCTCTTCATTTTCTTTATAGAAGGCGTTTGCCTTTCCAGCTCGATCTTTGAGATCAATGTCCCTGTAGATCTCTCGCCACTTCTCCCAAAGGTCTTCATGTTGTGACCACTCCATAATGGATTGATAAACTGGCATCACATCATATCTAGGATTTTGTAGGAGCTTCTTTAATAGAGATTCGGGGTGAAGTACCGTTCCGACGAAATCCACGTTAGTACCAGTGTCACCAGCTTTAAGAACATCCTCAAAAAACCAGTCATTATCTTTCTGCCGTAGCATTTCATTGAGAACTTCTCTTGCGTCCTCGACGTCATCGCATACAAGTTTAGTTGGCCTATATTGTCCGATACTGATTCCTCGAACTGCAGACCCCTTTCCCAACGCCACAAAGTATGTTGAAGAGATGTCTGAATGGGCTTCAAATTCTTGTGCCCCTGGCTTTTTAATTGGAAAGAAAGTTCCATAAACATCAGCCAAAAAAGGATTGAACTGTATCTCCTGCCGAACATTCTTGAGCTTTTTATTTGCCAGCGCAGTTGTTGCCGATATGACGACAATGAACTTTTCCAGGTCATAACAGACGTCGTGAATCGGCTTAATGAGACAGGCGAGCGTAGATTTTGCTGCTCCACGAGGCGCAGCGCGAACTCGTCGCACATCCTTCTCGGCCCATTTGTAATTCTGAAAACTATCTTCGTGAAAAACATTGAACTTCCTTGTGCAGTAGTGGGGGAAAAAGAGAACCGCGAAGCCTCTAATATCCTCCGCGCACCTATGAATTATCAGATCCTTTTGATCCTGCTCGCTCTTTGTAGAGTCTAGCATTATCAAGAAGTCGCTCCATTCTAGTTGATTCAGTTCTTTCACGAGTGCCTGATTGAGCTTTCTCATGTACTTCCTTCTCCCTTGCTTTCATTTCTTTCATGTATTCTTTGAGTCCTAAATAATCTCCAAGCATTTTCATGGCCGCCAGAGCTTGACCAGTGTCCTTCATTTCAACGGCCACTCCCATATCCCCACTCTTAGAAATCACCTGTTTGAGCGATTTAATAGATCTCCTGGCCTGTGGGGAGATGTCTTCATAAAGAGTCATTGAGATCACATCATCTTTGCTCCACTTAACAACATCGGTGATGTCAGCTTCTTCAAAATCATCACAAGCTATGAACTCAAGGCGATCCAACATCCGATCAAAAGCTCCGATTCGTTCGTTCCATTTTCTTGTGGTAAAGGTCTTTAGTTTCTCTTGAACCAATGGATCATGGAGAATCTGGTGGCCTCTTTGTTTGAGATTGTTACCTTGAACGCCAGCTCTTTTGGCTGCTTCTGTGGCATTACGGACAACGACGTATTCCCTCAAGAAGTTCTCTTGAAGTTGAGTAAGGACCTTTTTCTGTGGCTTCTTCACAGATTTTTTGGTTTTCTTTTTTGTCGCTTTCTTCTTACTCTTTTTCTTTGCCATCCCCATCCTCGATTAAAACTAAAAAGCTTAGTTGTGGATCTTCCTCTGGTGGGAGTGGTGTCGTGTCGAAAATGTTGACTGGAACAAAAGACCAGCCTTTCCCATTGTCATCGGGTGGGTAGCATAAAAGCTCAGAGAGCCCAAAAGCGAAGCAAATTTGTTGAAATCGTGGATTCCAATTCCAGTTAGGATCATCAAAACGAGATATAAATTCATCCAAAATTTGACCGATTCGAGCTCTTGAGAGCCTTAGTCGGTGAGATATTTCCTCAATGGAAAACCCCTGGATGTATCTACTAAAAACATTCACTCCGATGTCATTACTAGCCAACCGAGATACCAGATCCCAGTTTATTTTGAGCTTGTCCACAAACTCATCAAACTCGCCGTTCATCCCCAGGACAAAATCGACGGACATATCCTCACCTTTTTCGTTCACCAAGCCCAATCTACTTCGGATCTTGCTGACGTTTCGTGAATTATGTTCTTCCGGTTTTGCTATTGACCACCTTTCCTCAGTAAATCCATGACCACCTTTTAAGTAATCAAGAACCGCACCTCTGGCGTGTTTATATACAAAAGCCTTCCAACCCATCTCTGGATCAAGACCTTCATAAGCCTTTATTATTCTGACGAACCCTTCCTGCAGAATTTCCTCAATTTGCTCAAAAGGCAGACCCTTGGCCTCTTTTGAGATGAAATTCTTTATGTTGGGTTCCGCATAATCCAGCACTTCGTCAAGTGTTGGCTTCTTTGGACTTGCCATATTCAAATACTCCCGCAAAACTATTGTCGAGAGTAAGGCAGATTTATCTACTTACCTTAGTGGATGCGGCTCTTTCCCCTCATCAAAAACGAGAGAGCCGTTGTCCATTTCTTTAATTGAATACTAAGCCCTTAAACTATTCGCCAGATCGTCGCTTTTCTTCCAGTGTGGGGATTGACCTTTGTCCCATCGGCCTTGATAAGACCCTTTTGGGATAGCTCTGTGACTCTGCCAGAAATGGCATTGATCGGCCAACCAAGTTGATCGGGTAGCTCAAACAGTGAGATCCCTCTTTTGTGATTTCTAATTACTCTCAGAACTTCTTTTTGTTTATCTCCCAGACTTGGAAGAATTGAATTATAAGCCTGTGCAGATGTTCCTCTTGCCATAACCTACTCCTTGGTTTTTTTTAAGTGCAGCTCTTACAAATTTTCCATGGAACTCTTTTATTTCTTGGTGTGATTTCTTTTTGTTCCCGTTGACATATTGACAGTTTTTTTGGCAAAAGATTGCCGGACTGTTGGGGAAGGTCTTGAATGTTTTGTTACAATTCTTTGATAAGCATATTCTTTTCTCTAGTTTATAATCCATCAAAACTCCTAAAAAAGAGGGGTCATACT